CGTACACGCCGCCATTTGTCAGTGCCGATGTCGCCGCACTTGTCATAAGAATTTGCAGATTGTTGTATTCAGTTCCCGGGAAAGGCTCAACCGAATCTGGATTTATTTTCAGACCAGCATTTTCTGTGGTCAAGCTCGCAATCACAGTAGAACTTTCAAGGGTCCTTCTCACCTGCATTCTTGCGGTATGGCCTCTTAGGTCAAACGGTTCATAGGTTCCACCCGTGGGATCCGCGGCAAGATCGGGTTGCTCAACTTGAATGAGCAGGTTGAGCACGGCCCCCTGCTGACAAACAATGTTGTAAGTTCCGGCAATCATTGACAGGCACCTCTAACTACTACTTCAACCCATTGTAGATTAGGGCGCCTGCCAATGAGGCGAAGGACTTCAGAGAACTGACGCTGAATCCTTATTCGGACCAACTTTCTTCAAGCCGAACGCAGCGGCAACCGACAATGCGGCAGCAGTAGCTCCGATTTTCAGATTATCGTTGTCGACCAGGGCGTCGAAAGAGCTGCCTGCGGCAACCCAAGCACCAAGATAGGCGGTCAAAAATGCAGTGACTGCCCGCTCCGCTGTGTCTTTAATGAATTTTGCACTCATGTTTTTCTCCTAGGCTGAATTGAAATTGCATTCACCGGACGTGATCATTTCCTCCGCTGATCGAAGCATTCCCAGTGCAAGCCAAGGCGTCAAACTTGATGACACGGTGACGTTTAGGTCTGTTCCATCCTCGTTTACAACTTCGGCCACCAACAGAAAGTTGCTGATTACCGTGGACGGGAGTATCTCCCGAACAAGCTGTTCAAACAATCCGTCAAGTGAGCTTTCTTCGTTGTCGGCCATGAAAGCCTCCAGTACTAAAAGTATACCCCAAATACGTTTCGCGTATGTCTTACGGTTGGAATGCGGTCATTTGGTGCGTAACCAAAACCCCCAAGGGTTTTGCGTATGAAACCGCTTCCATAACAAGCGGTGACGACTCCCCAATCAAAGTAAAGTCCCCCCCGAAAGTTTGATTATACGGCGAAGTCAAGTTGATGACCCACGGTTCGACATCGTAGTCGTAATCGACTGTCAAGGTTTGTGAACCAAACAACATTTGTTTCGCCGCCTCTTTTACGGCGTTGATCGTTCCAGCAAAACCGCCGTAGTAGCCAGTGTAGGCCTGCCATCTTAAAAGTTGAATTTGCAGTTCGCGGGAAAATTCCGGCGGAGATGTGTCGTTGGAACTTGAAAGCAAAAGTCTGTCTGTTCCATCGAGCGCGCTCTCGTCAAGAATGAAAGGGTCAGGAATGTAATCAGGAACAAGCTGAAATCTAGAAATCGGTTTTGTAAACGTAAACACCAGCAGCCACAGAAGGGTCACATAATCGGCCACGGTCGGGTCAACCAATATGCTCTTGGTATCGGGGTTGGCCGGGGTGTAACCGCCCTGAATATCAAGATAAATAAATTTTCTCATGTAATCAAAAGCAAGGTCAAGATGACCGGAGGCGACGTCCATATATCGCGTCATCAAGATATCGGGATTTAGGTTGGCGGAATTTTCAATATCTTTGTCGATCAGCCAATGAGGCAAACTTTTTCCCAAATCCGCCAGAACGGTGTTATTGAAAAAGAAGTCATAGTAACCAACCAAAACAGGGGACGAAAAATAAAATTCTTCTATAGATTCCGTCGGGTCGAAAGAAATCTCAATGTTGTAAGAGGCAGCCAAATTTGTTCCCGGGGTTTTGAAATACGGCACCCGCACAACGGTCCATTTGAAGTTTTGTACGGTTGAGCCAAAGTTGGAGGAAGCTGGGTAGATGTTTGTATTTGATGTAATGTCGACAGTTTCTTCAATGTCGACCTGACCATAAACGTCTTCTGTGATTTTTACAGTGACAGAACCACCCGATTCCATCCGTACAGCAAAAAAGAAAGACATTTCCTTGTTCAGGTCGCTTTGCGGGGTTGAAATTGAGGAAAGCGTGAGCTTGTTCGTCAGCAGGGGATCGGTTTGCTTGAGTGCAAGCTGCCTAAAACCGTTAGGCCGAAACGAGGAAAATCCGCTGTTGCTTACCGTCAGATTTTGCGTGCTCCAAAGTCCGTCGCCATTTACGGCCGTGAGTTTGGCTTGAGCCTCGGTAAGTCTGTTGAATGCTCGCATTGCCTATGCAACCGTTACTTCAACTGTGGCTTTCGGTAGGAGTCCTGCGTATGTCGGCGCGTAACCAATCAGTTGCGAACCGCTAGTTGATTCCGCAAAAAGCAAGCTGTTTCCCGGGTCCGTATCTGGATAGCTGGGAATTGATCCCGTCACCTGAAACACGTACGCAACGCCGGGCACTTTGGACGCCTTTACGACGACATCAAAAATTCTCACGACGGAATCCCACTCTGACCAGTTGTCGGGGGAAATGTCGTCCTCGATGGATGTTTTGAGGGTTTCAATCACGTCGGCCACCAAATAACTTGCGTCGGCTTTGATTGAGATTACAAACTTGATGTCGTATGTCCAAACATCCAAAATTTTGAAAGAAAGTCCAGCAACGATTCGTTCTTCGAGAGCATCACGAATTTCTTGCTTGAGTTCCATGCTTACCGGTTTGCCACCTTCACCACAAACAAAAACTACGAAATGACCCGGTTTTGGATTGCCTTCAATTTCAAACAAATCGAGTTTCGTCAGATTGATAACATCGGCCGGCCCGGTTGCCGGCACAGAAACTACGTTGCCCGTTATATTTAGATTGTTGCCCGTAAAAGAACCCTGGTATGTTCCGGACTTAAAATTTGCGTAGTTTGGGTCCCCGTATGGCGCCTCATCGATGTTGCCGTAATACTCCGGAGTCAAAACCCTGTAAACGGGATCGGCTCCGCATGCTGCGCTAAAACTGGCGTTGGTCGCAATTGTTACGTTTGTTCCCGAACCGGAAATGGTAGACGTTATTCCAGCGTCGAATTCGATCGCCTTTGCCAGATCGTAAACGCGACAACGTTTTACCCCGGAGAACGTTGTGAGAATAAAATTTTGTACCTGGTTGGCCGTGGTCAAAACCCTTGAAAGCGACTGTAGGTATGTTGTTCCCCGAGCAAGATACTCATCCGATGTCTCGTCTCCCGCACCTTGCGAAAGGCTGCCCGTTGTTTCACACAGAAAGATCGTCGAGCTCGGTTCGCCAATGCTCAAATTGGTTCCTATAGGAATCGCTGGTATGACTCCGGCCGTAAGTGATCGAACCAACGCGGCAACGGTCGTAGACGAAGAACCGGCGGTTACGGTCTGCGTTGTTTCAAATGCGTATTGCGTTTGTGAGTTTCCGTCGTCATAATTGAAAATTACCGACGTTCCGGCTGGTACGGTGCCGCCATTTTCTGAAACCGTGAACAGAACATCAATTTCCGCAAATGTTGCCTCAAGTCTTTCGAGACCGTGAAGCTTTAGGATTCCCTCCATCAAACCGTCTGGCAGACGATTAATTGCACCAATTGTGGTTGATCCAACGTACGAAAAAGCCTGCATCAAAGCGTCTTCCAGCGTTCCCGCTCGCAGGTTTAGTTCTGGGAGGCTGTTTCGGCCGTATTCGACGGCTTCTTCATAAACTTCTTGCGGACTTTTATCGTCAAGCGTCAAGTCTATGTATCGTGAAAAATCTACCGAACCCATGATTACCCGCTTACCCTAATTGAAACACCAACCCGACCTTTGTTGTCGACGTCTTTCAGTTCAAAATTTTCAATAATGATTTCTGGCCAGAACTGCGTCAACACTGCGCGCGCCTCCAAAATGTTACTAGGTTCAAACGTCGGATCGGTTATACCGAAGGTTGGCTCAAGGGGAAGTTCGCCGCGATGTGTATAAACCGCGAACGACACAACCTGAGCCTTGCTTTCAAGTGACCCGTCTGTATGGGACGCAACAGATCCATTGACAATCCGAAACGGAATTTTGAAAGTTGCCATATACCTATTTTGCCATTTCTTTTACGAGCGCCGTTGACGATCAGGCCGGTGGCGGGTGCGCCACGTGGGAGTTGTACCTGTTCGTCAAGGCGGTTAGGGCTGTTTGGAGGCTGTTGATTTGAGTTTGAAGAATGGTCACCTTTTCGTCAACGTATTGCTTGGTCGTCGCATCGGTTGCGACCACCGGGGTGCCCGTATTTTGAAGAATGTTTGTTGCAATAATTTTACCCAAAATAACTACGTCGTCGTTTCTGTTTTCCAAAAAAGTGCAAAGCACCGCACTGCCAACCGTGGGGTACAATCCAACGACTTTGCACGGGCCAAAATTGATGTTTGTGAGGCCGCCTGTGAGGCTGGGTATGGATACGTACACGCCCCCAGACGTCCTTGTTACCTTCCCAATAAACACCCCGGTTGGACGACCAGGCGCAGAAGATCCCTTTTGGGGGTTGAGTTTTAAGCCTTGACCGTGATTGATTTCTGTCATTGCTGTGAATCCTTAAATCTTGCAAAACTTCTAGTCCCCGGCCTGATACCGACCAACGGTTTATTTTTTTTGTCTTTTTCTGTTCTTTGGGGACTCTTGAAACTTACCTCCACCGGAGTGTTTTCGCCCTCGTTGAACGAAACAGAATTGACCAAATAAAGACCGGAAAAAAATGTCGGGAATGGCCCGACCAATACGGTATGACCAGGGCGCAACAAGCACCCATTGGGTCTGGCAATCGAACATGAGCCGTCCGCTTCAAAAACGTCGTTATCTGACTGCCTGAAAGACGGGTTTTCTATGAGCCGAAACCTGTCTATGCAATCCGGAATATCAGATTTTTGAACTTTTAGGTCGGCGATCATATATGGCGGCACGTAGCACAACGGAATAAAATTTTTTGCATTCGGCTTGTAGCCAATTCCTGTAAATGGTTGTCCGTCGCTCGGGTCAGTGCCGAATGAATACGCACCGAATACGCCCATGAGGTGTTTTTCTGACGCATATATTAATGTTCCGTCCATTTCAAAACAAACAAAGTTTGCATCACCGGCGGTTCTTGTCAGCACATCCCATAGTGAGTCGTCGTTATCTTTTGTTTGAGCTTGCACAATGGTTTGTGGTTTATTGGTTTTTTGTTCCCCGTAGAATGAAAGGCCAAAAGCAGCAGCAGATTTTTTTGCCAGCTCATACCCGTTTGGGGCTTGCAAATTTTTTGCGGTCTTTTCTCGTTTCATTCTTTGCACGGCTCGGCTCCGGAGTTTTACGTTCAAAACCGGGATGCCCGATTCGCTTTCGACCTCAATTACTGCAACTTCGTATTCTCGACCGCGATACTTTATGACCCGGCGAGTTACGAAATAATTCGACTCCATTAGAGAAAAGTCGTTGTCGACAAGTTTAAGGGAAACCTCTGTGGTCGCCCCAATGTCGTAACTTACAGAGATGGACGTCAGGCGTTCCGCAATTGAGATGGCCGCCTCAGACGTCGGGGGTATTTCCGGAATGGATATGAGCTCGCCCAATCTTTTGGGTTGGACTATCGTCGCTTTGGCTAATTTACCGGCCGGGTCCAAACCAGACTGATAAGCCTGGAATGGAAAAGGTAAAAAATCAACAGTCGACAACCCCTCCTCGTTTACGCCTGCACGCTCTGCGGCTAGGATGGTTTTTTGAACGTATCCGCTTGCCTCCGACAATTTTATTAGATATTTTGTCGCGGTTTTTACGTCGGCGAAAAAACCCAAATGTGACCCGGTTTGCTGGAACAAAACCTCTGCTTGTGCATTGGTCAACTGTTTTCCGTCGGTGTTCAATGTTGGAATTCCAACTTGAACTGTCCGAACGCGATCACCGATGGTCACCTTTCTTGCTATGGAAATAGATTTAAGGGTTTCTAGTTGCTTGGGTTTCTCCGGATTCGGCACACGTAGAAGCAGGTTGATGTTTCCATACAAAAAAATATCCGCTTCTTTTACCTTCGCCGCCTCAGCGGTCGGATAATACGGGAGTGGTGAATTGCTAGCCATTTAGATCACCCCCCAGTTTCTTGAGGATTCTGCTTCAAGCCGGAGACAGTGCCTATGCTATAGGCAGACAATCTTGGGAAGGTGTCTTGGGGTGTCGTCACTATTTTGCTTGCAACTTTGTCTGTCGGCACACCATAAGAAATCGGTCGTAGAAAAACAAATTTTGTGCTAAGTGGCGCAAACTCAACAAAACTCAAACTTGCACTTATTCTCGTGCTTGGCCCGTTTATCTTCATTCGTTCCTGATTGAAGGTGAGATCCTCGATGTACCAGTTTGTCGAAGATATGGATGGGGGCATATCGATGAAACGAACCGGAATCGCGTCATCGGCCATCTCTTGCAACAGCTTAAAATCCGAGTCAATCGGCTTTGAAATTCCGTCCGAAAGGATCGTCAGCGGTGCATCAAAACTAAAACGACGCAATTTTCCGGATTTTACATCCATAATCGGGATGTCATACGGACGCTCGACCTCGTTCATCTCCGGACCGTAGCCCTCGTGTTGGATCGGGAGCGGCCTGAAAGGAAACTGAAAAGATTTATTGGCGCCGGCAATCTGGGTAATGGTCGGCGGATTGCCCTCCGTTTTGGCAGCCGTACCCGCCCGCCAATTCGTCAGCGTCACGTTCACGTTCAAAGTGATGATTGTTCTGCCAGTCGTTGCCAAATTTGACATTGCTTACGTCCTCTCTCGTATGTCGCGCATGGCTTTTTCCTGGGCACGAATTGTTTTGGCCACCAGCTGGTCGACGTTCATTCCCGGCGATGGGTATACGTTTACGTTTACCACGGGAGCCATCGGTGTTGTTCCGCCCATGGATTCCGCTTTTGTCGAATACGTATCCCCCGTCTTGGGCACCACATGCAAGTGGCGATTGGCATTCACTCCGTGGAATTCTGCAAAGCCACCCCCGCTGCGAACCATTTTTGCGTACTGACCAAGATTTTGACCGGTCAGGTCGTATGCCGCCCCCGACGCGTGATCCGAGCTTGGCGAACCGAGATTGAAAGTTCTGTACGAGCTCGTGATTGTTCGCTTGCCGGTCAGTCTGCCATCCATTGCGGCATGCGCACCCAAAGTCGACCGCAGTCTCCTTGAAACCGATGTGTCGCCGAATTGTTTTGCTCGCGGGGTTTTGGTGTCATCACCAGGAAGCAACGTAAACGTTCCCCCACTATCAGACTTCGCTTTCAAACCTCTGGTCCACCAATCCGGAACGTCATTATCCCACCAACTCGGTTTCTCGTTGAGTCCATTGGCTACTGCCGCCGTGAGCTGCTTTTGAGTTTCTTTCTCTAGTGAAAGCTTTGCGAAAAGTTCTGTTGTGTCTCGTTTCGTGAAAGAACCTCCGGCAAATATGCTTCCCGGCTCGAAACCAAGGGCTCTCTCGATCGCGTTCGCCGCTTCGGCAGGACTCTTGTTAGCAAGATTGCCGTATTTCAAAAAGTTTTGCATCTTGTCTATTCTTCCCTGGTCTCCGCTCCTGAGAACCGTCGCAATCGCCCCCTCTACGTTTTTCATTGCCTGAGGGCCGCCCAAAATCTCTTCCTGGCTCAACATTCCACCGATTTGCGTGGCGCCGATTCCTGCCGCATCAGCTATGGCAGGAGTCAAAAACTCCTTGTTGATTGCGTCTTCCATTTCTTTTCGTTTATCTGTGGGCATATTTTTTGCGCCCCCCAGTGGGCCTTTCGGGCCAAAGACATAATTGTCGCTCGATGGATCGAACATTTCGAACAGTGAGCCAAGAACTTTTGCTTGATTGTTCGGATATTTTGTTTGCAGGAACGTCACCATCTGACCGATCACGCTCCGGGCGGTGTCCATGTTCGGAGCACTGTTAAAAGCGTTTTGTGCCGAGTCGACAGCTTCTTCTAGCTCGGAATTCGTCTTGAAGTTTTCGAGCCTGTCCAAATTCTTGAGGACCACATCCTTGATCGCATTGTCAAGTTCTTTCGCCGTCAGTTTCATCGCTTTACCCAACGCGGTAATTTGTTCCTCGAGCGTTTTGGTTTCGTCGTAAAGGTCAACGCCCATCTTTGAGGCAAGTGCCATGATTTCTTCTTCGGTCATGCCGGTCGCCTGTGTTAGCCCGTCCATGGTCTTATCGAAACGGCCCATCACTTTCGTCGTGACCTTGAGTTGAAGCGCTGCGTCTTTATTTAATTTGTCGAAAAGGTCTTGTCGTGCATTCGGGTCTGCGAAGGCTCGATCCCTTTCCTCCACCGAAATGAGACCGTCCGTCACGAGTTTGTCGAGATACTTGCCTTGAGCGTCGGAGCCCGCACCTTTCATCTTTTTCATTTTTTTGACATTGGCTTCCGCCGCATCTATTGCGGCTTTCGAACTCCCCTCAACCATCGCCGCAGCGATCGGAACCAACATTGCTCCAGACATTCTTTTCTGGACGTCGTCGCGCATCTTCTTTTTGTTTTGGTCTGACTTCCACCAGCCAACAAGCCCACCCACGCCGGCGCCAATTATTCCTCCGAGGGCAGTTCCGATTCCGGGTATGAAACTTCCGATAAGGGCGCCTGTTGCTGCTCCGCCGACCATACCGGACATGACGCCACCCTTGGTTGTCTGCGATGACATTGCGGTTCCGATTCCCGCAACTCCGATACCGGCCAGTGGGGACATCATCATCAGACCAGCTCCCGCCTGCAGTGCGCCTTGTGCTTCTTCGGTGCCGTATTTATTCGCCAAATACGATCCACCCAAGCTCAATGCCATGTTCCCCAGTCCCATGTTTGCTTTTAGTGCAGACTTGACTGCTGCGCCCCTCTTGGCTTTGAAGGCGTTGGGATCTCCACCCTTTTCCACGAATGCTTCTTGCTGTGCCTGGATGGCTGCTCGATATCCCCCACTCATCAAACTGCCACCGGTGAGAGCCAAAGCAGTTTTTTTCAATCCGGCTCCTACGACCGCCGAACGATTCTTGCCGGCAGCTTTCATCGCTCTGTAGTACTGGCTTATGGACCCTTTGGCTGTTAGCGCGTTGCCTCGGAAGTTAGGGAACAAATTTGCTATACCCGATCTGAATCCCCCCATACCTCCCGTCAAGGCGGCTCCGGCTCCAGGCGCGACAGTCCCCGCGGGTAAAACCATAGGCTGCGGAACCATCACTGGCGTGCTTGGTGCCGTCAAGACCGGCATGAACGGATTTCTAACAGGGGTACCGGTACCAGGGAAGGGTTTTGCCGTGTTGGGAACAAAGCCTGGAAGATGGTGAAACGGGCCGGAAGTCTCCATTTGTGCTTGCCGTCTTTGCATCATGCGCATAAAGCCACTATGTTGACCGTATAACGGTGCAGTCGCATCAGTCACGATCGCATTACCAGCCGCCGGTTGCGGAAGATTCATTTTCGCAGTAACGGCGACATTTCGATTCATGTAATTTTGAAATGCCTCATCGGTCGCTATGGTATTTCTTATGACTTTTCCGGTTGTCGGATCGATGTATTGACCCTGCGCATTTTTCAGAATTGCATAATTTTGTCGCTGTTTGGTGGCGATCTGTGCGGCCATTCCGTTTGCGCCCGTTGCCGCCCCAAAGCGCATGTTAGCCTGCGCCGCTAACGACAACGCGCGTGCCGCACCCGACAACTCCACCGCAGCAAGCTGCTGTTTCTGTGCCGAACCTTGCAAATTACTGGCCGCGGCTGTTTGGTTTTGGGCTGCCGTATTTATTCCCCCCATGGCGCCCGCCAAGGCTGCGTCCGGACCCTGTGCGCCACGCATGGCAAAAGGTATGCCGGGCGTATTACCCATCGCCAGTCCATACGAACCGCGTAAAAACTTGCCTCCTATACCACCACCGGAACGCCGTCCCTTCATTATCGCCATGATGGCCCCAAGCACCGGCATGAATGCACCAAGCGGTCCGGCTTTTGACATAAGACCGAAAAAATCCCCGACAATTCTAATCAAAAGAGCCAAAGCATTGACGACCCTGTTGATTATGGGGAGAGCTTCGGTGAACATTTTTTTGAACTGGTGCGACATATCAAAAAACGCAGCCACAAGATTTTTTAGCGACTCACCGAATTCCAAAAATTTGTCCTTGTTTTCCACGGCTAGCGTGCTGAAATCCCGGATGTTTCTGCCAAAACCCTTGAATATCTCCGAAATCGGTTTACCGAACATATCAATGATGATCGTTCCGCCTTTTTGAAGCGGCCGAATCACGTCGAGGAATCTTCTCGTGTACCGCTCCATTGCTACAAACACCTTGTTGGTTCGAGCAAAAAATCCGTCAGCTGCAGGCAAATACTTTCTGAACAGGTTGACCGAAAAATCTGAAATCTTTTCGACTGCGGTTACTATCGCGTCGATCGCACTACCTTTACCAAAAGCGAGAAGGTCCGAGCTGATTCTTCTCATCGTCCTTCTGACAACGAGGAATATGTCAAACAGTGCTTTTTTGAACGGGTTCAAAAGGTCTTGACCGATGGAAGCCATCTCACCAAAAAGTTGGGTCATATATCCTTTGAATTGAGCAACCAAGGTCATTGACACTGCGTCTGCTGCACCAGTCACGCCCGCTTCTTTGGCTAGTGCGCCGGACTGTATGGCGGTCATCAGGTCCTTGGTGTCTTTTATTTTTCCGGA